CATAATCAGGCGTTTCCCTATTGATGATTAATTTTGGATGGTTCCGATTAAATTCCAATAATTGTTCATGTATCATATATTTTTGATTCTCATCATGTCTATATGTTTCAGGAATTGTTAATATTATTTGATATTCTTTATCGGTTTTTTGATCTACTAGTGATTGTAGATTTTGGCTAAATGATTCCCAATGATTTAGCCTCATTGGAACGGTTGTTAATGAGATGTATATCATATCCAGCTATTTAAATTTAATAGATTATGTGTGTTTTTTATTAGATTATTTATTTGACAATTATCTTCATAATATTTTCTCGCGTTTTTTGAAATAAAATTTAAGAATTCAGTATCATTTAATACTTCATAATATCTTTTTTCTATTAATCTTGCGTGAAATTCATTACCTAGTCGATATAATCTTAGATCATCAGGACGCGGCACGGAAATATAATGGTAATTCGGAATCAGTTCGTTATACATTTTAGATAAATACTCAAATCTTAATATTGGAACTCCCAGACCAAAACATTCGATATCTCGATAACAAAACTCAGCCGCACCATCTACCGATAGAGACATTTTATAAGTTATAATATCATCAAAATAAGTTGTGGGAGTCAATATGTCGGAAGATGTTATAATATTTTTATCAATATGACTAATAATTGGCCTATCTGTTGTAACTCCTCTAAAACATATTTTATTATTTGTTGGGGGGTTATTTAATCGTTTTTGATAGTAAGGTTCAATATCTACCATATTAGATTTAAAATACACCCATGGAGAAAGTTTGTACATATATTTTTCACCATTTAAATATATTTCTCTTGGTAAGAATTGGGCAACTAAGCCTTTTTTAAAATATGGATTACGTTTTTCACTAAAAATAATTCCTGTTATACTATCACTAATAGTCATAACAACAAATTCGCCGTTTTCACTATTTTCAATAACATACTCACATTCTAATATATCATCATAATCATTTATTCTTTTTTGTAACCAAATAGGATATCGCGTAGAGTGTGCTAATTCAAAATATCTATTTTCTTCAACCTCAAAAAAATTCTTTAAATGTTCCGTAAATTGATCAAAAAAGTAATTATAATATCTATAATTTTTTGTGCGTTCATTACTGGGATTATGTACTATTATTTTTTTCATAATCACTATGTTCTTTCGATATAAACATAAAAATTATCACTCAGTAGATCCATTAGTTCTTCCGACATCATTCCATGAACAGTCTGGGAATTTTTTTGTCTGATTAACCATCCGCCAGACCATTTGGGGAAAGTTATCCCATTAATCATCGGCATATTTTGTATTGCGCCAGGAAAATCCGATTGATCCCATTTCACCATTATAATGCATCTTTGATGTTTTTTTAAATAATAACCCATCATTGGATCGTCGCCATCTGCGAGGGCAAAAAGTTCTTCATTAAAATCTTCTTCTAAATAATATCTTTTATAACTTGCAGATCCATTATGTCCTGGACTGCCAGCATATGCGTCCTTCACTAATGGGAAATCCACTCTAGAACCATGCATTCGAAATCTTGTTAATCCATCTCCTTGGTCTTCGAGATATATTTTTTCTCTCGCAGAATCCGAAGCAAAACACACAACATACTCAGGATATTCAATTAATTTTTTTATGTGATACTCCAATAAATTTTCATGATAAGCATAATCATCATCAAGGGCTATTATTATATCATTTGGATCGGTAGCGAATCTTAACGCCCCATATAATTTAATAATTGGGCCATAATCAATTACATCTCTATTAATGATTAACCTTGGATGATCCTTATTATATTCTATTAATTCATCGGGAAGAATATACTCAACATTATCATCCATCGCGTAATATTTCGGAATATTAAAAACAACATAATATTCTTTATCTGTCTTTTGATGTAATAGAGAATCTATATTTTGTTGAATGCCCGTCCAATATATTAATCTTTTGGGAACAGTTGTTAATGATATATAAATCATTATTCTATTTTTATTTCCACTCTTTCAGACCATCCTCTTTCCTGACTATATCCCCAATAAACGACCCTGGATGGTTTTTTATCTGTTAAGAACATTTCTTCATAATGAATTTGAGATCCATTTTGTATAAAGTTTTTTAACTCATAACTTTCTATTGATTTACTATTTATCCCAATCCCATTCTCGTCGTCAAATGCTATGAGTATACTTGAGTAATCATCAGCTGGTAACATATCTCTAGTTACGGTAACCAGATGATAAAAAGAAAACATAAACGAATTTTCCCATTCTTCTTCATTTTCAATTACTGGGTTTGGTGGGAATAAACGATCAGATGTATATTTTTGAAATGATTTTTTCTTGAAATGTATTCCTGCATATTTTTCATAATCCCGTAGAGTTCTAACAGTCCCAAGATCGTATCCAGTTAAATCAAATCCATTATCCTCAGTTCTTAATAATTGTCTTATCTTTGATCGGCCAATATCCTGTTGTTTCCAGAACATATTATCACCTCGTTTACTTTGATCATCCCACACTAACATTCCGTTTCTTTCTTCTCTCATAGTTGCGTGCCACACAACAACCCTATGAGGATGAAATAAATCATATCCATGAGTGAAAGATCTTACAGTTAAATGAATCTCTTCGCCACTAAAATAAAGATCGGAATCGTGACGTACTTCTCTCGCCCATTTATTTGGGCCAAACGCAAAATGCCCCGATAAGAACCTAGCAGGAAATGGTTTCGTCAATGATTGCCAATTTGGAATACCACAGGGTCTAATAAAGATAGTGCCAAATGGATAAAAGCTGGCGGCTTCAGATAACCACGGCTCCATAGTTCTTCCTGCAGGATCATTAAACGGATCGTAATATGGTGAATAACCACATATCAAAGGATTATATCCTTCATCTTTCAGATCATAATACCATTTGATTAGTGTTGAATCCCAATTTTTATCAAATCTATGATGAGAATCTAATTGACAAACGAATGTTTCATCTGTTAAAAGAGTGTCATTAATAATTGCTCTTGCGTACGGTAATCCTTTGGCTTCGACATAATTCATATCATGAATTTTAAATCGTTTGTCGGATCTAAATTCATCTACGTTATCAAACTTATCATCAGGATTAAATTGTCGGCAAATACCAAAATGTATTCTTTCAGGAAATTCCGCATTTTCTAAAGCACTTTTAATTGTTGGAACTAATTCAGGTTCTCGATATGCTGGAAGATGAAGTAAAATTGTTTCTTTATTATGATTTTTCATATTATCCTATTTTTCCAGTTATTCTTTCGCACCATCCTTTAGATTTACTATATGGCCACACAACCCAATATGCTGGTTTATACGTCGTTTCAAACTGTCGCCAGATCTTACAATATTTATCCGGATCTTGGAAGAATCCATTAATTTCATTTATATCGGCGTCTTTTCTATATAATGTTGTATCTTCCGCAGGGTCACCGCCAGGTGTATTATCACGATGAAATGCCACAACCCAATATTCGTAATCTTTTTCTGGAACCAAATCATATCCAACATCAACACAATGCCTAAACATACTCACAAATGATTTTTCGTATTCTTCCCCTTCAAAAATTGGATTTGGTGGATCTTTATGATCTAAAGTCCATTGTTGAACTGATCTTCGTTTAAAAGATATTCCAGAAAATTTTTCATAATCCGCAAGAGACCTGACTTTCCCAAAATCATATTTTCCAAACTCTTCTGTTCTAACTTCACCGTCCATTTCGAATAACTGCCGATTTCTTTTAAACGATCTTTCATTTCGGGCGCCCCATGTTGTAACATCATCCCATTGTTTTTTCTTGTCTCTTCTCGTATATTCGTGCCATATAAGAACTTTATGTGGGTGGAATAAATCATATCCACAAGTATATGCTCGTGCGCTTATTGAATGTTCTTCTCCGTGAAAATAATAATTAGGATCATGGGGTACTTCTAACACAAATTTTCCACATGTAAACGCAAAATGAGCGGAATAAAATCTCCCCAGCACAGGGGTATCTAATTCTTTAAAATTATCAATTGATTCTGGTAAAGTGTGAATAACACCTTCAGGTGAAAACCTATCAAAACTCATTTTCCACGGAATATGAATCCTAGCACCTGGATCATTATCAGGGTCATAGGAAGGTATATACCCTGTGAGCAACGGTTTTTTATATCCCTTTGATTGTAAATCTTTATACATTGCAATCAATTCCACATCCCAATCTTCAACAAATCTATGATGAGAATCCAATTGGAGAGTATATTCCTCATCCTGATAATTTTGTTGTAATTGATGTCTTGCCCAACAAACACCTTCGGATTTTAAATAGGAAATGTCAAGAATTCTAAATCGTTTATCATTTTTATACTCAGATAAATCATCCCATTTATCATCTGGTGAATGTTGCCACGCAATTGAAAAAACCAAATTTTTGGGATATTTAGCTTTTGCGATGCAATCTTTTATTGTTGGGAGTAATTCAGGGTCGCGATAACTCGCAATTTGAACGAAAATTTTGCTCTTCTTCATATATGTATATTATATTGAACAATAATAAAGAATATATTTATATAATTAAAGTCAAATATTTGGATTTCTTGATTATTATTATTAATTTTGTCAAAAATATATGTTATGAAAAAGACATTTCAACCATTTATCGTCGCAAAAGCCGAAGAAATGATTAATTTCATGAGAAATGATTATGACATTTTTGAAAATTTAGGTATTAAATCCACAGAGTACACCAAAGAACGACTTTGTGACATACTAACTGAAAGATTTATCAATGGTGAATATAATGAAGATGATGATATTGTTGATCTTTTCCCTGATGATAAATTGTTCACATCTTTCCTTAGTGAAATGGCCATCAAATCAGATTTGGATAAATTAATAGAAAAGGGATTGGTTGGGTCACTTGATGATGATTCTGGAAGAGATTATTATTTCGTTACGGAAAAAGGTAAAGAATGTGTGAAACAGATGAATAATGAAAAATAATTAACGCCAAGGGTATAGTAGTTTTGTCACTTGTTTATCAGTCATTTTTTTAGCATTTGGATCTACATTAAGTGCTTTAGTAAATTCGTCATTCCATTTTTTGTATTCAATTCCAGGATTTGAAGTTTTTCCTTGTGAATCATCTACCGTTGGTTTTTCTTGTTGAGCATAAATTTTCCTTTTATATGATCTTACAGCATCTTTAAGTTTGGTTATGTTTCCCTGAGCACCGATAAGATACGATGAAATTAATGTGGTTCTTTTATTTGTTACATTTTTCAACCCATTAGGAATGGATTCTTGAAGTTTTCTAAATTCCTTAGATGTTTCCCTCAATGAATTTTCTAATTCTTCGATTTTAAATTGTGTACGGTTAAAATCCTGTCTCGAAACTTTTGAGGCTTCTTCAGTTAAAAGTTGATCTAAAACTTTTTTAACATCTTCTTCGGTAATAATAAGTTTTTCCATATCCTATAAATACTTTTTTATTGTTTAATTTTTTTATTTCTCAAAAAATTATGTATCTTTGTGTGATATGGCTAGAGTAATTAAAAAATATTCTCCCGATTTCACCAAATTACAGATAGTATTTTCATCCAAAATTCAAAAAGGATGGGCGGGCGATTGGAACATAAGAACCAATACAATAAAGGTTCATAGAGGATTAACTAATGTAGACAAATGTGGAGTTATGGCGCATGAGTTTATTGAAATGATGGTTACGGTACTAATGGGAATACCAGGGTACCCACATCCAGATTATAAACAGAAGATTCACGGAGAAAGAAATCAACAAGCACATGAGTTCGCCAATAAAGTTGAAAAAGAAATGCTTGAAATGATTGGTATTGATTGGGATGAACATGAAAAACGAATAGATAAAATTAGATACAAAAAATATGAACGATCTTAAATTTGATTTGGATGACATTGTAATTGTTCCCGCAGAAGGAAGTGATGTGGAAAGTCGAAATGAATGTGACACATCAACAGAATTTAACAATGGGTATGTACTTCCATTAATGGCAGCTCCAATGGATACGGTTGTATCTGCCGATAATTACATATATTTTATTAAAAACGGAATTATTCCATGTTTACCAAGAGGTATAAATCCAGATAATATTCCAATTCAAAAAAATCGTTATTTTCAATCTTATGGCTTATGTACAATAGAAACCCAATTATGTTTTGACGATTTTGGCGTTTCCGAAAAAATAAAAGATGTTGAATATCCTTTTTATGAATATCCAAATGTTCTTATTGATACAGCCAATGGTCATATGAATAAATTAATACCACTAATAAAGGAAATTAAAAAAAGATGGCCAGATATGAATCTAATGGTTGGAAATGTCGCAAACCCTGAAACTTTTGCCAATCTTGGATTAGCGGGCGCCGATTATGTTCGATGTTCAATCGGTACGGGCGCAGGATGTACAACCGCTGCCAATGTTTCAATTAACCATCCAATGGGATCTCTGATTGAAGAATGCCGAGCACAGAAAGTTCAGTTGGGATTAGAAACAAAAATAGTAGCTGACGGTGGAATGAAAAATTATTCAGATATCATCAAGGCATTGGCATTAGGCGCAGACTATGTTATGATTGGATCTACTTTTAATAAGGCGATAGAATCTGCTGGGTTTAACTATCTTTATGGTGTAAAAATACCCCTAAAGACGGCAGAAACTCTCTGGAGATGGGGATTTCCAATTAAAAAGAAATATCGTGGTATGAGTACTAAAGCAGTTCAAAGAAGTTGGGGTAAAGCCAATCTCGTTACCGCAGAAGGAATAACCAAATATCAGAAGGTTGAATATACATTAGAACAATGGACTGAAAATTTCAGGGATTATCTCAAGTCAGCTATGAGCTACACTAACGCAAAAAAATTGGACGACTTTATAGGGGTCGCCCAACATGTGTTCATCACCGAGGCAGCTCGACGAAGATTTGATAAATAATTATTCAATCCTAAAGTCGGTATCACTACCCTTCATCTCAAGATCTTTAACCATACCAGCTTTGATGTATCTTCTAATAAGAGCGGATACGGTTGTGCTTTGATCATTTGCAACCTTCTCAATTTTCTTATAATAGGTGGGTACAATCCTGAATGACAACATACGAACAAGCTGTCTGTATTTTGGTTGATCCGATTGTCCAGGGTGTTCTGATTTCTCTTTTGATTTTTCTGATGCCATCTTAATAATTTCTTTATAAATATTTGGTATTCTATGTTTTTTTGTTTATATTTGAATAAATGTACAAATAATATTTAAAAAAGTAAAATTATGGACGAAATTAAAGACAAAGCAATGGCTCCGCCAACAACAAAGACAGAAAAATCACCTGCAGTTAAAGAATGCGAAGAAAAATATCCAGAAACAACCAAGGAGTTTAAAAAAATTCTTGGAGAAATGTATGAACTATTCGCGCGTAAACAAAACAATTATGGTCCAGAGAACATCTCTGTAGGCACAAAACTTTCAACACCAGAAGAGATTACATTATCTTTAACAGGAATATGGTTTAGGCAAAATGACAAAATAAATCGATTAAAACAACTTGTTCTCTTATCAAAAAAAGATCAGGTCGGGGAGTCCATTCAAGATACATATACCGATTTGTCTGTTTATGGAATTATAGCCCAAATCGTTGCCAGAGGTAAATGGGGAAAATAGGTAATCATAAAAATATAAGGTTATGTATTTATAGATATGATAATTTATAAAATAACTAATATAATAAATAATAAATCTTATATTGGTCAAACGCGTGACTTAGAAAGAAGGATTAAGGAACATTATTCTAACGCAATTAATGTTAAATTAAATAGAACATTATACGCCGCTATTAGGAAATACGGATGGATAAATTTTGTTTTTGAAACTGTAGAAGAGTGTACAAATAAAGAGTCTAATGAAAAAGAAATTTATTATATTAAATATTTTAACACATATTATGGTAATCATAATGGATATAATATGACAGAAGGTGGCGAAACACCATGGAATTATAAAATAAGTATGAAAGAACTCGGATATATATTCGAAAATAGAAAGCCGAGGCCAAAATTTACTAACCAACAAAAATTAGATCATTCCATCAAAATAAAAGCCTCGGAAAAATATTACAAAGGTTTAAAAAATAGGGAACATGGTATGAGTAAAAAAGTATTACGAATAAGTGATGGAAAGATATGGGAAACAATTAAAGAATGTTCCACAGAAATTGGTGTTCATAAATCAACAGTTCGACGATATATCTATCAATCGAAGCCTATTAAAAATGAAAAATATATTTTTTTAAATTAAAATAAAAAAGATATTGTATTTCTCCTTTTTTTATTATCTTTGACATAAATAATATATATCGAAAAGTATTTATATAAAACGAAAACCCATGAAAGTTAATACTACTCACCCATCATTTATTTCTTTTTTAGAAGATACATCAACAAAGATATTAACCGCCATAAAGATAGAGGATTATTTTGGATTAATCCCCGAAAAAAAATTAAATGTATCATTTACTGTTTTGAATCTCATAAAAACCAACGCCAGGATAAGAGCCAATCTGTCTGATAATGATTTAAAAAATTTTATTACCGTTCTTCGTAAAAAGTATGAAGAAATCGAAAATTACGAATTCGCGGCAGTTTTAAATGATGTGGAGGATAATTTTGATAGATTAACTGAATTGTCAAATTCAACAAAGAAGCCAGCCAGGCCAGTTAAAAAACCGAATCCAAATAAAGATATTAATCCGCAGTAGCCGCGGGACTTGGTGGTGGTAAATCATCAACAATAATAGCATCGGGAATCTCAATTAAAAACATTAGAGTTTCATCTTCTTCATTCTTTTTTTTAAGAACTATATCACAATGCCACGCCTCTCTGACATTATTAATGAATCCTTCTTTAATTCTATTTTTACTGATCCTTCTATACACTCGATATAATTTATCTTGGTAATTAACAAGCTCAATTGGTTTTGTACTAAACATTATTCTATATTTTATCATAAATATATGAAAAATAATGCGTATTGTAATCAGATGACTGTGCTTTTATTTAAGTTTTTTTATATTTATAACATATATTATATATCTTATGAAGAAATATATGTTTACTGAAACCCAAATTAAAAATGTGGTGGATGACGCATTACTTAAACAACCTATAAAGAAATACATATTTACCGAAACTCAAATTAAAAATGTGGTGGATAAAACATTTTTTAATTTGATTCAAGAACAAGACGATGATGATGAACATGAGTTAGATTTTCTTGATGATCCTGGCGGTCCTGGCGGTGAAGAAAGATTAGATGGTGATGGTGAAGGGGAAAATGATCCCGTTATGATGCCTGGATTCGATCCCGAAGATGGTGAACAAGAACAAGGATTTCTTAATCCACCAGAAGCCGCCGATTTTCCGAAACAAAAAAAATTAAACGATGCACAGCAAAAGGCATTAGTGGTTAAAACAAAATGGCTTCGTGAACAACCAGGGTTAACGGATTTACAAATGGACGAACATATGGTGTTTTTTAAAGAACGAAAAGAAAGATTAAAACCATATATACCATATGACCAAAATAATCCAACAATAGACCCACAAACAAAAAGAGTTTATATAAACGTACCAGAAGTTACCGCGCAAGTGGAAAAATTTCCAGATATGATCGACATCCTTTCAAATGCTCAAAAAATGAAAGATATTCAGAATTATACATGGGAACAGATATCTTTTTATATGGATCGAATTTTAAATTTAAACAGGGTAGTCGATGACGAGACATATATTCAGGGAGATGAAACTCTTGAGGAAAAATTTAAACGGGCATATGAAAGATGGATAGTTCCTCGTGGTCAAATTGTTAATGAAGGTAATATCACCGTATATAGAATTGAAAGTAAAAACGAATCCGTTGCATTAGGTGCCCTTCAAATTTGCATCCACGAAAAATATAGTTTAGGCGCTGGATTTAATTATAACGCATGGTGTACCGCTCGTCCCGAGCATTCCAGATACGGATCTAATATGTATAATACATATCGTTCAGATTATGGGGCAGCATTTTATTATGTACTAGATAAAAATAGAAAAGAAGATGACATTTATTACATATCGGCAATTAATGTTAAAGGTGCGGGACATGGTAATCGTCTTAGACCATACACACTTATAAGTAGAAAAAATGGTGATGATTCCAATTATTCGTGGGATGAAATAGTTCAGAAATATCCCGCATTAAACGGAAAAGAAGGTTTATTTACATATTTTGGTACAACGCGTAAAGAACAAACCAATTTCACATTAGATAAAATAACATTTAGACGAGGGGACCCATACGATTTTGCGACACTTTCACCACAACTTCAAAACCAATATATAGATAGTAAAAGACATATTAGTGAAGTGAGATCATTTATGTCAATGGAAGCCACCGAAAGAAAACTTTATATTGATAAAACAGTTAAAACCGAAGACGACTATAAATATAGATTTAGATGTGGTGATCGAGATAATCCTTTTGGAATATTAAATGCTCTTAATGATGCGAAGCCCCAGGATTACAAATACCTGGATTATGTTTTAAAAGAAAAATTGGGGATTCCAATGGGAATCACCGCGATAAGACTATCTATTGTTGGTGGTGAATGGAAGCTATTACTAACAGATGGAAGAAATTCCGTTACCTTATGTACAATGAAAACAGGAGGAAAACTTCTTAAATCTAAAGAAAAAGATAGATTTGGATTACTTAGTATGACTGATGGTGGCATCATAAAACCTGTTGACTATTTTAAAGGAACATTACGATCAGTTATGATGATAACTCGTAATGAAGGACTTACACATAGAAATATGCTTCATCTTCAAAGATACAATAAAAGTATAACTGGAATACCAACAGAAAACCCCGACGATTATTTCTATTTCTTTTCGGCATGGGACGCATATACAGTAAAATCTAATAATTATTTAAAAGGAACATTCTTTGAAGGTCCCGCGGGGGATGCGTTTATTCGTGAAAAAACAGCAACCAAAGAAATTATCATATTACCATAAATGAAAAAAATAGTACTATCCGAACATCAAATTGAAAAATTAATGAGTGAAATCATTAGTGAACAAGTTCCTGCTACTCGAACAACCGAACATCCATTAGATGACGGGAGATTTCATGTAACAGTTAATTGTGATTTTAATGAATACCACGCTAAATATAAGGGTGGTGAAATATCTGACATTGCTGATGTTAAATTTGATATCTCATATTTAATTGATATTGATCACAATAGTAAAGGAATAAATAATATTGAGGTTTACGATATTAGAGGACCAAAACAGGTAAAAACGGTTATAGAATACTACCCGTGGGACGATAACCCAGAAGACGAAGTAGAAACAGAAACAATAATA